AAACACAAGAAAAAAAAAATAAACTAAACATGATAATCCTAGAATTTTTCATTCATTATCTTGTAATCTCTCCAGCTTAGTTGTTTATGTTCTCTTTTCGGAGCAGGAAGAGTATCATTCTTTTCTAGCTTTGAACCTTTTCTTACTGCAGAATCTATATATATTTCACGTAATATTTTACCTACCTCAAATGAAGCCTCGTGCTGATCTGATGTACCGTTCTCTATTTTTTCTAATATATCAATAAAGTTATTAAATAATTTTACATCTATTTCATCTAATACTAATTTATTAAATATATCTGTATAATTTGCAAATAAAAATGGACAATTTTCTCGACATACTTTTATTAATTTTTTTTCTTGTGTTTTAGCTTTAAGTTTTTGAATTTTAACTACATCTTTTCTAATATTAGAACTATGCTTTAAAGATCTTATTTTATCTGTTTGGTCTGATACATTATTCGCTTTAATCATTTCTTGCAATTTTAATCTTTCATTTGCATTCATATTTTATATAATTAACTATTTTTTTTTAATATATTTTAATCTAGATATATTTTAATGAAAAAGAAAACGAACAAGCCGTCGGCAAACGGTCCTAATTTTAAATGTCCTACTATTGCAGGAGAATCTGCAGAGAATAATATGATTGGATGTAAAATGGCAGCGTTATCTAATGAAACTTCTAATCTAAATTCAGAAACACAACAAGGGTTTCGCTGCTACAAGGAGAAGCCAGACCCGACCATCATGCTCATTTTATTCTCACTATTAATCGGTGTTATCAGCATTGGAATGGTTAGTAGCTCAAGTTTTTGGCGTCGTATGCGAAAACTACTCAATGACCGTTTAAAGAATTGGTTGTAGAAAAACATAAATATTAAATAAAATATAAAAATTAATAATATGATTATATTTTATTATGCTTACTAATGATTTTTATCTTTCCATATTAATTGTAGTGATATTTTTTATACTTTCTATAAATGGTATTTTAATAACACATTATGAATTAATTAAAAAACATTGGTCTAAAATGAAATGTAATCCTTTGGTTATGCCTTTTGCAGGATTTTTCGGTGAAGACCCTCTGAGAAATTTTGAAAATTGTATTAAAGATATTCAAATTGGTTATATGGATATCGCATTAAGGCCTTTAAATATTAATATTGGATTTTTAAGTGATATAGGAACTCATCTTTTAGATGCTATTGTAAATGTAAGACAAATGTTAAATTTTTTAAGAAATAGTTTAATGGCGATAACGGCTTCTATATTTTCTATATTTAGTAATGTTCTTGTGGAATTTCAAAAATTATCTATTGGAATAAGAGATTCTATTTCTAAAATGGTAGCTGTTATGTTTGTTATGACCCATACTCTTAATGGAACTACAAAAACAATGAGAAGTGCATGGAGAGGACCTCCAGGTAAAATGTTAAGAGGCATCGCTGGTATGGGCGACTTCATCAGAACACTAGAAATAGACCCTTTCGCTGACGCGGAAAAAGACTTCAAAAATGCGGGTAAGGGCATTAAAAAAGCCTTCAACTGGTGTTTTCATCCAGAGACATTATTATTACTAGATACAGGTGATTATGTAAAAATGAAACATGTTAAAATAGGAAGTAAACTAAAAAATGGTAGTATAGTTAACGGAGTACTTAAATTAAATAATTTAGATAATAAAGGAAACATCAATGAACAATTATACGCATTACCTAATGGTGAAAATGAACGACCGGTCCTTGTAACTGGAAAACATCTTATATATTATAACAATAAAATAGACTTTGTTAAAAATCACCCTCATGCTAAAATTACTAATATAAATACTAAAAAACTTTCTTGCTTAATTACAAGCGACCATCACATAAATATAGGAAATTATGTTTTCTGGGATTGGGAAGATACTGAAGAAATGCGAAAAGATTTAAAATAAATTAATTTAATATCATATAATATTAATATGAATCCTAATGAATCCTATAATAATTTAAGTGATTTATTAAATAATCAATTTTCAAAAAATGATAGTAAGATTTTTTCCGCTGTACCATCTATGTTTAAAGCTATCGCAATCTTAATTGTATTTATTATTTTGTTTTATGCATTATATGTTTATACTTCATATGATAGATTAAAATTAATATGGCCTGAAAAAAAATGTTCTCCTGATATGACATTTTTAGCTGGATTATTTAAACCAGAAGGTGATAATAGAAGCAATTTTAGATACACATATGACATTTTTGTTGATTGCAATAAAAAAATATTATTTAAAATGGTATTATGGTTTTTTGCACCTTTTTATAAATTATTCAACACTTTAAATATATTTTATTCTTTAGTATTAGAATTAGGATTATCTCTTAGAAATTCTACAATAAAAGTAACTCAAGGATTAACAAACGTTTTCACGGACCTTTTAAACAAAATACGTAATATGATTGTCCCTTTCCAGAAAATGTTTCCTGTTATAAAAGATACTTTAAATAAAGGTAATGTTTTTTTGATGATTGGTGTACATACCGTAAGAGGCATTTTAATGGCCTTAAAATCTTCTATGGACCTTCTTTATCACGGTGCTATCGATTTAATGATTCTTCTCATCTTCTCCGTCATTATTGCGTTTGTATGGCCTATATATTTACCCGTTGGTCTAGTAGCAGCAGCTCTTGAAAGAATTTTTGGATTAAAATATATAGCAGCTATACCTAAATTCCCGGGCTTTTGTTTTGATGAAAATACAACTATTTTAACTAAACAAGGCAAAGTAAAAATTAAAGATATATCTCTTGGGACTATATTACATGACAATTCAAAAGTAACCGCTAAGTTAGAACTCGATAGTAATAAACAAGATATGTATAATTTAAACAATATTATAGTAAGTGGTTCACATAAAATATTATTTGAAGATAAATGGATTGAAGTATTTAACCACCCTAATGCAAAGTTAATAGAAAATTATGATAAGCCTTATATTTATTGTTTAAATACTAATAGTAAAAAGATAATTATAGATTCCATGATTTTCTCGGATTGGGATGATATAGATGATAAAGATATCAGCGAATTAAATGAAAAATATTCAAATGTTTTTAATAATACTATATGTGAATCTAATATTCAAACATATTTTGAAAGTGGATTTGTTAAAAATACACCCATAGAAATAGAAGACGGTAGAACTGTTCATATACAAGACCTAGAAGTAAATGATATTCTTATTAACGGAACTATTGTTAAGGGAATTGTAGAAATAGATGCTACTAATATTGACATATACGAATATTATATAGAAAATGATAAAGTTATTGGTGGACCAAATCTACAAATATACAATCATTCTACTAGTATATTAGATACATTTGAATTATGTAAAATGAAATCCTTAACAAAAGAAAAAAAATTATATCATGTTATAACTGATTCTTTAACTATTAAAATAAAAGATAAATTATTCTTAGACTACAATGGAGCTATCGAAACTTTACTACTTGAAGATCGAAATCGTATATTAGGATTAATTTAATTTTATATAAATAAAATAATAATTTTATAAATAATTAAATTATTATTTAAAGATACATCCTACTTTGAAAGTCGTTATTTCTTTCAGGTGCTTTCAAAAGTTTGTCTACTATTTCCTTTGTTAATTCCAGGGGAAACGATATATCCAGTGTTTCCTTTTCATTAAATAATTTTGTACCTGGTTTCATCAAACGATATAAATTAAGCTTTGTACAAATAATCTCAAGACATCTTTTTAGATTACGAACACCACTTTCATTTCCGCCGAATTTTTCAATAATATATTCCATGCATGAGGTAGGTATATTTATCTGGTCTTCGTCAAAATTAACTTGTTCCTTTATTTTCGGAAGCAAATGTTTTTCTGCAATAATTACCTTTTCCTTTTTATCATACCCTTTTGTATTAATCTTATACATTCTATCTTTCAAAATTGGATTTACTTTGTCATCGTCATTATAACTAAAGATAAACAAACATTTATTTAAATCAAAATCTAATTCCGCAAAATATTTATCGTGAAATCTATCATTTTGTGTTGTATCTGTCAAATGCGTAAGTACTCCTGCTATCTCCTCGCCTTTTGGGGTATCACTTATCTTATCTACTTCATCAAAGTAAATAACTGGATTCATACAACGACTTTTAATTAATATATCTACTATCTTACCAGGCATACTACCTTCATATGTATACCCATGACCCTCTAGAAAACTACTGTCGGTTGCACCACCCAACGCTATAAATGCAAATGGGCGATTCAAAATTTTACTTATACCTTCTTTTACTAACGTAGTTTTTCCTGTACCAGGTGGACCTTTTATAGCTATAGCCGTACCGGTTGCACTAGGGTTAGAAATCCATGTGCCTACCATTTGCATAATTTGCAACTTTGCATCATCCATTCCATACACAGATTCATTTAATATTCTCATGGAATTTTCCATAAATTCACTACATTTTTCAGGTCCTTCTGTTATTGACATTGGAATTTTTTCATAAGTATTAAATGGTATTCTCATAAAAGTATCAACCCAGTTTTTCATCTTGTAATATTCACCTCCACCTGGCTCGATATATCTTAAAGCGCTAATCTTTTTAAGAGCACATGCCTTGAAATGGTCTGGGATATCCGATTCTAATAGCTGGATTCTATAAGGTTTCTCCATTTTAATTAATTTATTCAATGATTCCATTTGACCTATTATAACTTCTTGCTCGGATACTTTCAACTTTTTAAAGAATGAATAATCATTCATATCACCCTTCTCTTTTACTACTTTCTTAAACTTAGTCATATTTTTATTTCTTTTCTTTTTCTCAGATTTTTCTTGAGCGACCTTTAAATATTCTTTCTGATCCTTACTCATGTCTAAAATTTCTTGCAATGACTCAGAATCCTTATTTTCTTTAATTAATTCTTTTGCCATTTTAGAGAAATTATCAATTAATTCCATCTCAGATTTATAATATTCTTCGTCCTTTTTTACTTTAGATTTTTTTGATTTTTCCTTTTTTTTATCTTCACCCTCTTCTTCGTCTTCAACCTCTTCCTCTTCTTCACTTTCATCATCGCTCTCTTCTTCTTCTTCTTCTTCTTCTTCTTCTTCATTTGGACTACCAATTGTAAATACTATATTAAATTGTTTCCCATCTAATTCATCTTCCTCTTCGTCCTCATCCTCATCCTCATCCTCCTCATCCTCCTCATCCTCCTCATCCTCCTCATCCTCTTCTGTTTCATAATCACTATCATCCTCTTCTGCATATTCTTCATCATAGGCTTCTAAGATTTTAATTAATTCTTTTTTACTGGATGTTTTTACTCCCTTTATACCTCTATCTTTACATTCAGTTTTTAGTTCACTAACACTACATTTATTATATGGAACAATTTCTTCTTCTAAATAAAGAGTTTCAGTTTTTTCTTTTTTAGAAGTATTTTTTTTCATTTTATCAAATGATTTTTGTTTTTCTTCATGTTTTATTTGTTCATCTAAATGTTTTGATGGAAATATTTTTTGCAATAATTTTTTGTAATCCATATTGTTAAATTCTTCGTCGTCATCATCATCTGGACTTTTATCTCCATTGTCAGAATGATTTTTACGTTCTTTTTCCTTATCTTTTTTATTTTTGTTTCGAAGATTGTATCTTTTCTTTTTTGAATCGGATGGCATACTGTATATTGATATATATATTTTATATATATTTACAAATCAATTTTATAAATATAGAATTAAAAATTGAAAACAAATTAAAATTAATTCTATATTTATAATAAGATGGATACAAGAAATAAATATAAATCAAGAACATCAGATATTATAGGTATACAATTTAGCATTCTATCTCCGGATGAAATACGAAAAGGTTCAGTAGCAGAAATAACCACTAGAGATACTTATATCAATAACAAACCTGTTATTGGAGGGCTTTTTGATCCGCGTATGGGAGTATTAGAACCTGGATTAATATGTCCAACGGATGGATTTGATTATATGAAAACACCTGGATATTTTGGTCATATTGAATTAGCTAGACCTGTATTTTATATACAATATTTAAATACGGTAATTAAAATATTGCGATGTATATGTTTTAAATGTAGTAAATTATTAATATCAAAAGAAAAATATGAAAATATATTAAGAAATTATACTTATGAAGAAAGATGGAATGCTATTTTCCAATTATCTAGTAAAGTAAAACGATGTGGTGATGAATCAGAGGATGGTTGTGGATGTAAACAACCCTGTAAAATTAAAAAAGAAGGATTAGCAAGTCTTTTTGCAGAATGGGATAATTTAAATAGCAGCGAAGCAAGTGAAGAAAATAAAGATGAAAAACTTAATATAAAATTACAACCTGAAATGGTGATAAGAATGTTTCGACGAATAAGCGATGAAGATGTTAGTTTTATGGGTTTTAGTCCTATATTTTCAAGACCTGATTGGATGATATGTCAGGTTTTAGCGGTTCCTCCTCCATCCGTTAGACCTTCTGTAAAACACGATGCTCAACAACGAAGTGAAGACGATATTAGTCATATATTAGTAAATATTATTAAAGCAAATAAAACGCTTCAAGATAAAATGTCTATAAATGCGCCATCAAATATAATCGATGATTGGACTACTTTGCTTCAATATTATATTGCTACTATGGTAGATAATAAAATACCAGGAGTAGCTTCTGTAGCACAGCGTTCTGGTAGACCACTAAAATCAATAAAAGAAAGATTGAATGGAAAAACTGGTCGAGTAAGAGGTAATCTTATGGGAAAAAGAGTAGATTATTCTGCACGTTCTGTTATTACCCCTGACCCTAATCTATCTATTGAAGAACTTGGTGTTCCCCTGAAAATCGCAAAAAATTTAACTAAACCTGATATAGTTAATGATAGAAATAAACAATTCCTTTTAAAGTTGCTTCAAAATGGACCAGATGAGTATCCTGGCGCAAAAATACTCGAAAAAAAAAATGGAGAAAATATATCTTTAAGATATGTTGACAGAAATTCTTTAAGACTAGAAAATGGAGATATTCTACATAGACATCTTATGAACGGAGACGGTGTTCTTTTTAACAGACAACCTACACTGCATCGGATGAGTATGATGTGTCATATAGCTAGAATTATGCCAAAAGCGGATACTTTTAGATTGAATGTTGCTGTCACAAAACCTTACAATGCAGATTTTGATGGTGATGAAATGAATCTTCATGCACCTCAATCTATAGAAGCGGAAATAGAATTGAAAACATTGGCTGCAGTGCCTTATCAGTTTATTAGTCCAGCTAACAATAAATCTATTATTGGTGTTTTTCAAGATTCACTATTAGGTATATTTAGATTTACAAGAGAAAGTAGCAAAGTTACCTTTACAAAGAGAGATATTATGAATTTACTTATGTGTATAAAAAATATAGATATTGAATTTCTTAAATCTTCGTCTACCGCATTTGATATTTTAACGCAAATTTTCCCTCCTTTATCACTTAAATATAAAACAAAAGGATTTGGAGACGAAGATGATTATGAAACATCTAACTCTGTAGTAGAAATAATTAATGGTGTAATTAAAAGAGGACAAATAGAAAAAGCTGTTATTGGTAGTGGAGGAAAAGGATTAATTCAAAGAATTTGCAACGATTTTAGTTATGTAAAAGCTAAAGAATTTATTGATAATTTGCAAAATATTGTAAATGAATATATGAAAACAAGTGGATATAGTGTAGGAATCAGCGATTTAATTGCAAATGATATTACGAACGAATCTATCAATAGTACCATTAATACAAAAAAAGAAGATGTACAAAAATTAATAGATGAAACAAGACTCGGTATTTTTGATAATAAAACTGGTAAATCAAATGTAGATGAGTTTGAAACACAAGTGAATGATATATTAAATGAAGCCGCAAATATTACTGGAAAAATAGGAAGAAAAAGTTTATCAAAAGACAATCGTTTTGTAGCAATGGCTGTATGTGGTTCAAAAGGTTCTGACCTAAATATTTCTCAAATGATATCTTGTTTAGGGCAACAAAATGTGGATGGAAAAAGAATTCCATATGGATTTGATAGTAGAACATTACCACATTATTCAAAATATGATGACTCGCCTGGAGCTCGTGGCTTTGTTGAAAATAGTTTTATTAGTGGATTGACTCCTCAAGAGTTATTCTTTCATGCCATGGGTGGCAGAACAGGTCTTATTGATACCGCTGTAAAAACTTCCACTACAGGATATGTACAACGTAGATTAATTAAAGGACTTGAAGACCTTATAGTCGCATACGATATGACTGTAAGAAATAACAAAGGAAAAATAGTGCAATTTCTATACGGACACGATGGTTTTGATGCTATCAAAATAGAAAATCAAAAATTTAAAATCGCAAGCATGAAAACAGAAGATATATATGCACATTTTCAAATGCCTAGCGATAACTTAAAAGACAAAATATTTACAACCTCATATACAAAACCTACTCTTAAAAGAATGAAAAAACAAGAACAAGAACTTAATACCCGATGCAAATCCATTATTGATGAATTTACAAATATTCAGGCAGTTATCATAAAAAATGTATTTAAAGATAAAGAAAATGACGATATACAATCCCCAGTTGCATTTTCATACATCATTAATAATGTGAAAAATCAACATCATATTCAAAGCAATTCTATGGTCGACCTTACGCCATTAGAAGCATTTCAACTTATTGATAACACTATGCAAGGCTTTGAAAGTAATTATTATATTAAACCTAATTTGCTTTTTAAATATTTATATTATTACTATTTATCTCCTACGGAATTACTTATGATTAAACGATTTAATAGAAAGTCATTGATACATCTATTAGGACAAATAGAATATTATTATAAAAAAGCTATTATTTCTCCTGGTGAAATGGTAGGCATGATTGCAGCTCAATCTATAGGAGAACCTACTACACAAATGACTTTAAATACATTTCACTTTGCAGGGGTTGCTAGTAAATCCACTGCTACACGAGGTGTTCCAAGAGTAGAAGAAATTCTTTCTCTTTCAGAAAATATAAAAAAACCTTCCGTAACTATTTATTTAAAAGAATTTGACCAACAAGATAGAGATAGAGCTAATACTATTAGTAAAACAATAGAAGATACAAAATTAAGAGATGTTGTTAATAGTATAGAAATATGCTTTGACCCTAAAGATGATAGTAGTAATATTGGTCCAGATAAATCTTTCTTAAAGTTATTTAATGAATTTGAAAAAATTATTTATGAATCTAAAGAAGAAACTAAGGTAAATAAAGAAAAGTCAAAATGGATTCTAAGAATTATTCTAGATAAAGAATCTATGTTAGATAAGAATATCACTATGGATGATATTAATTTTGCAATTAAAAATAGTTATAAAGAAGAATTAACATGCATATTTAGTGATTTTAATTCTGACGAACTTGTAATTAGAATTAGAATAAATAAAATATTGCAAAAAAAGAAAGGCGCTACAAATTCAACATTGGACCAATCTGATGAAATTTACTATTTGCAAAATTTTCAACAACAGCTTATGGACAATATTATATTACGTGGTATTAAAAATATTAAAAAAGTTCTTTTAAGAAAAAATCCTGGAGTTTTAAAATTTTCAGAAGGAAAATATGTAGCAAAAGATACATGGGTATTAGATACCGTAGGCACTAATTTGACAGACATATTGGCTATTCCATACATTGATACCACAAAAACATATAGTAATAACATTCCAGAAATATATAAAGTATTAGGTATTGAAGCCGCTAGACAATCTATTTATAGAGAATTTATAGAAGTTCTGGAAGATAGTGGTACTTATATCAATGAACATCATTTATCTATATTGTGTGATAGAATGACATATAATAGTAAAATGATTTCTATTTTTAGACACGGGATTAACAATGATAATATTGGTCCGCTTGCTAAGGCTTCTTTTGAAGAAACTCCAGAAATGTTTATTAAAGCTGCGAAACATGCTGAAATTGATATCATGAAAGGAGTATCTGCTAATGTCATGTGTGGTCAAAAAGGATACTACGGTACAAATCTATGCGATCTTTATTTAGATATACAAGAATTCAAGAAACTTTCCGCTGAAATAGAAAATGATAAAACAGAAGATGATGAAATTAAATCATTATTCGCTAATATTGATGACCCTAAAGACCCTTGCTCTAAATCAAATATGATTATGAATAATAATATATCTAACATAACTGCGATAGACGTACCCGATGACGATGATGATTTTACTATTAATATATAAATAACATAAATAATATACATATATTATATCAATTGTAAATGCAGCATTTAAAAGAAAATGACTTATATATTAGTATTTTAAAAACTTTAAACCCCGATGTAAAAATTTCTGACCCATTTAAATTAACTCTTTATGACACGAATAAAGAACGGACGACTTATTCATTTATAGAAAGATTTTTTTTATCTTCATTTTATTATAAAAAAAAATTTCAAGCTTTTAAAGAAATGAGAGATAACATTTTTATTAGTGATAAAGAAAAAAATGTACTAACTAATTCCTTTAACAAATCACAATTCTTATTTCACTTTTTTAAAAAATTTTATATTAGAAAAACATATTGTAAATATAAAATACACAACAACGACCGAGATTTTAATTTATTACCGTTAAGTAATTATAATAAAAAATTTATTGTTTCTATTATTGAAGATAATATTATTTATAAATATACTATATTTGATTTACTTAAAATTATAAAAAATAGTTTATGCTATTCTTATGCAATGTTTGTTGAACCTAAAGAACCAAAAAATCCTTATACAAATATTAATTTCTCGTTATATAACCTATATAATATTTACTTTATAACAAAAAATTTAGATATAACTTTTCCAGTATTATTAAATGTATATTTTAAAAGTAATTTTGATTTAGATTTATTAATAATAGATTATGAATCTATTTTAAGAGATGAAATTATAAAAAATTACTATAGTGATGCTAGTAATACTAAAAAATATAATGATATTATCCAAATACTTGACAAATATAAAAAATATGCACCAACTCTTATAATACATCGGAGATTTTCAAAAAATGAAGTTATTGAAAAATTAGGGTTTTTATTGCCAATTAATTTATATATAAACTATTCTTATAATCCATCCAAACGTATTTATTATAAAAAATTAATTAAAAAACATTTAATAGAATTTAATGAAAAAAATCCACTATTTGGAAGAATTATTTTTACTAGAAATAGAAGAAGTTCTTCTATATTTAGTAATGATATATACAACTCATCCTATGATTATAGCGAAAATATATTATCGCCGACGGGAGCTAGAACATATTCGTTTGCCTCACCATCATCTTCTTCCCCGATTAGAAATTGGTACCCGTTAAGTCTTGAAACAGATACAAATACAGTTGTTTCAAATATTTCAAGCATTAATCTTGATAACGATATTAGCGAAACTACTGAGGATAACGTATCGGAACCTATTATAGAAGAACCCGATAGTGATGATGAATTGGTATCCGATATTGAAGTTGAATAAATAATTAAAAAATGTAATTAATTATTTATTATTTAACTAATAATATTTTCTTTTTTTTAATTCTATAATTATCAAGATACCCTCGTAAATCTAGCTTTAAACTATCGTCCACAACATCTTTTAAAGATTCTGTTATATCGCTTTCTTTATCTTTAAACAATACTTCTTCTGTATTTATATTTTTACTTCCTTTACTATCAACTATCAATCTGTATTCTGGATATAATTTTTTTTCGCTAGATATTATTATTTTTAATATAAAATATTTATTTTCTATATTATTATTCATTACAAAATATTTTTCTCCTGTGTATGTTATTTTTCCAGAAGATATAACAATAATTGGCAAATTTAATGTATTAGATAATATCCATATATCCATTAGTGATAAAAAGTAATTTTCTGACATAATGTAATCACTTAAGGATAGTTTTTTACTGAATACTTGATATATATAAAATTTTTTACCTTCATTTGATAAAATATCTTTTATTTTATTTAAATAATCTTTATAATTTACAGTATATTCTTTTATTAATAGATTTTTTATTTTATTTATATCCCATTCACCTTTATTAATATCATTTAAAATATTTAATATTATCTCAAAACTACATTTAATATTATTTAAATAAACCATTTCATAATATTTATTACTAGAATCTTCTAGTATTTTTTTTGAAAGTATTTTTTTAATTCTTAATTTATTTTTATAACAGGTTATTAATTTTTTAGATTGTTTAAGTTGCTCTACGTCTTTTGTAGAATAACTATAATATAAAGGATTCACATTTTCAAATGTAGCAGAGTCTACATATTTATTAGAACCTGCTGGTATCATATCTTCAAAATATTCCTTTGTCAATTCATTTTGAAATAGTAATATTTCATTGTCCTTTAAATTATAACTATCATTTTCTAGAGTTAAATACAACTTTTCATCAAATATATATTTATTAATTCTATTAAATCTTATTAATTCATCTGTTAATCTTTGATAATATAATTCTTCATTATCTATTTTCGGATTAAGTAAATGAGTTCTTGGTATTAATAATACACAACCATTATCCTTTCTTAAACAATAAGGTTTATCACAGTTATCGTCTAAATCACATAAACTTATCCTCTGTATCTCTTTTAATACATCCTCTTCATATTCTACAAATTCTATATAAGAAATTAAAATACTTTTTAAGATTTTTAATATTTTTTCAAATTTATTGAAATATAAAAAATCGTTTGATTTTATTATTTCTATAAATTGATTTTTGAAAGGTTTATTTTCTGGTTTATTTAAAACAATTCTCAACGTATTTCTAAAAACATTATAATAATTTTCTTGTAATTTTAACTTATGTATAAAATCTTCACGTTCTACATCTATAGTTTCGTTATTTAATGTTTCTTTATCTGCAACAATATAATTTGAACTTTTTATTACAGGTAAATCCGGCTCTTTATTTTCTTCAGGTGGATCTATCTGTATAAATTGATTTGTTTCTGTTAATATACCTACAATTAATCCTTGTTCTTCTATTTTATTTAACGGACTGCATTTTATACTTTTATTTTTTTCTTTTAATGATGTTAAAAAATCTATTGTATTACGATAATTGTTCCATTCTATCTCATCTATAAATATTATATTTATATCTTCCATTATACTTGATGGTAAACATGGAACATAACCATCTATTCCGTTAAAATTAACAATTAATGCTATTATTTTATTATTATAATTTATTACTTGATTTATTATTCTTGCATCCTTTATTTTTTCAATGTTGTTCTTTAAATCAGATAGTGATATATTTGCTTCGTATTCATATACATTTAATTTATCACCCGTTATTCCACAATAATTATTCATATATTCTTTAATTTTGTTAAACATTATTTTAATATTTGACATCGTAGATGTATTTAATAATAAATGCGTCTTCTTTATTTCAATCGTTGTTTGTATATCTTTATATGTATAAATAGGTTCAAAATAATTATTTTTTTTCATTAGCAATAATGTTGGCTTTCTTATATCAAAAATAGTATTAGAATAATAATTTGTTGGACAAATTAATTCCACATTATTTGTAATATCATTTTCTGGTATTTCTATAATAACTAAATTTAAACCTTTTGGAAAAAGCTTCTCATTTTTACTACATATTATATCCCATAAATATCTATGGTCTATTTCAACTCTATCGTCATCTAAATAATTATTAAAATTTATGTATGCATTTATTATATTTTTTAAATACTTTAATTGTGATTCATTTTCTTTATTTATCCTTTTATAAATATCAGTATCATTGTATTCTTCGATATCAATATTATTATTATCTATTTTACTGAAAGATGAAACTAAATTACCATTATGATAACCTATAAATAAGTCTAGATTAACTGCTTCTTTTATATATTTTTTCATTTCTTTTATAGACGGTATTTCTTTTCCTTTTATGACATCTATGTAAACGTCTGCTATACAAGCAACAAAAGACTGAGATGGATGATTTTCTACTCCGTGTCGCAATGAACATTCTGTGAAAGCTGGAGGGTTTTTACTTGAATCAATATTACATTTATCTTTATCTATTTGTAAAAAAACCTGCATTACAAGAGGTAAATATCCCCATCTATTCGCCTCTAATGGAAATTTTTCACTACTTTTAACATAATTATCTACTTCATATGCTAGTTCTTTTTTTGCAACACTCTTTGCTTTTTTATCTTCTTCTCCCGTATCATCCATACATTCTCTCATTCTTTGTATCTGAGCAGGACTGTCCCATTTTTTAAAACAACAAGGTAAACACGCTTTCTTTAAAAATCCTGGTCCATGTTCTATATAATATTCTTTACCGTCTTTGGTTCTACCCACATGCTCCTTTGGAAAATTAAATTCATAAATAAATTTACCTTTTGGAACAACCTTTGCATCTCGAGGAATAATTGCATCCTTACCGCCGCAAACACCCTCCTCTACATCTTTATCCGATAAAGGCATATTAGTTTTCAAACACCAATATCTTGGACAAATATAATTAAATTTTTTATTTGTGCTACCAAACCTGAGAGAATGTGTATATGAACCTGGATGTTTGGCATCTATTATTTTTTTTTCTTCATCTGTTAGTATAATAGGCTGTCTACCCATATTTAACGCACAAGTTCTAGAATAAGTATTAAAATTTCCATCTTTTTTATATGAAAATAATGTAGGCTCGTATTTAGTTAATCTTTCATATATAAAATTTGGATACTTTAAACTCATTCCTTCTATATTTCTTATTTCTTTTATGGGACTTGTTTTTTTTTTATCCACTTCTGGCTTTGATTCTAATTCTGGCTCATCCTTTTTATCTATTGAATCTCCTACCTCTATTGAATCTCCTACCTCTATTGAATCTCCTACCTCTATTGAATCTCCTACCTCTATTGAATCT